CCGGCGCGCCACCTCTGAGCGCAGCTCGGGAGGGACCGGGGTACTGTCGTGCGCCAGCGCCTTGGCGATCCACTCCTGGATCAAACGTTCGGAGTCATCCATATTTCTGCCTCCCCCGCACCTCCCGCGGAGAATTTACACAAAGCGAGTTGACAGGTTCTGGGCAGGGGCCTGAAACGGGCGCATACTCGCCCCAGGACGTTATCTAGGACGATTTGGATTCTGCCAATCTCCTTCATCGACTTTGGAGTTCTTATCAGGTTCGGACACCGGCGAGCGGCTGAGAGCTGACGCATCGCCGGTTTTTTTATGGGCGGCCAAGCGCCGGCAGCCTCACTCCTCGCTTCTTGCTTCGTTGCCGCCGGCGCTCCCGCCCTACTCTCCCTCTTCCGCCGCGGCCTCGCGTGCGGCGCACCGCGCGCACAGCCAGTTGTCATAGCGGTCGGGCGACCGCGGCCGGTCGGCGCGCACCGTGCCGCAGTGCTCGCAGGGCCGCATTTTCGCGGTCGCCTGCTGGCCGAGCATGCTGGTGTCGGTGGCGTTAACTACGTTGACCGCCTCCTCTTGCTCGCCAGCTGCCGCGGGCGCAGCCGCATCCGCCGCTGCCGGCATATCTTCCACAGGCTCCTCCGCGGGCTCGCTGCGCCAGTCATGCAGGAAGAGCGGTGTCAGCTCGCCTGCGAAGGCTCCCACGGTGTTGAAGTCCAGGAACTCGGCCGCGGTGTCGTAGTCCATGCCGTCGCGCTCCATCAGGACGCGCACGCAGGCCGCGTAGTCGTAGCAGGCGACCGGCGGCCGCGAGCAGCCCACGATCACGCCCACCAGGGCGTCGTCGAAGCCGTCGGCGAGGAGGAAGGTGTCCTCGGCCTCGGCCTCCATGCGCGCGCGGATCTCTGGGCCGGTCATGCGGCACCTTCCGTATCGGCCGGATCCGCCGGGCGCGCCGGCCCCGCCGGCACCAGATCCCACCAGGCCTCGCCGGGCAGCACCTTGAGCTGGCGTGTCTGCAGGCCCACGCGGTAGAAGAGCCAGGCTTTGAAAAACAAAGCGGCCACCACCGCGGGCCCCGGCTTGTGCCGGCTCTCGTAGCGATCGCGCGCCATGCGCCGCGCCAGGCGGTAGGTGGCGCTCGCCTTGCGCGTGACTTCGCCTGTTCCCGGCCGCTCCCGAAAATGCTCTAGCTCCGCGGCCAGCTCGACGAAGAAACTATTGGCGCGCGCCTGGTCCTCGCGCGCGAAGATCAGGTAGCAGAAGGCGGCCAAGGGGCGCGGCACGCCGGGCAGGGGCAGAGGCGCGATCAGGTTGAGCGCGCGGTGGATCTCGTGGCGGTGGGTGAGCAGGGTGTCGCGCACGAGCGCGCTCTTCAGTTCCGGCTGGTCTTGCCCGAGGCGCGCGATCCGCCCCTGCTCCCAGAGAACGAGCAGGCTCGCGACCTCGCGCACCGGGCTTCTTGGATCACTCATGGTTTCGGTCCCTCCTTATAGGTCAGTCGTAAACGGATGCACTCATCGCAGGGGCACTGGGGGCCGTGCGGCCGCGGCGGCTGCGCCGGATTGAACGGTGGATACAGCGCCGCGAGCGCCGCGGATACAATCTTCCAGTTGCGCGGGTCGTTCAAGTCATACGCCGGCATCTTGCCTCCTTTCAGTCGTCGCGGTACTGCGCGTCGCGCCCGCTCAGCGGGTTGGCGGCCGCCATGTGGGCCAGGCGCGGCTCGAGGCCCTTGAGCCAGGCCGGGGTATGGTGGTCGCTCGGGTCGTTGCCGCGCTCGATGCCTTTGCGCTCGCATAGCCGGCGCGACAGGTGGTTGCGCGGCATGGGCCGCTCTTTAAAGCGCTCGCACCACTTGTGATATAAGGTCTCGATCTCGGCGAGCGTGCAGTGGCGCTCCGCGCCGAGGATGAAGTACTCTTCGACAAACGGCTGCAGTTTGTCCTCGCGCGCCTGCGCGTCCCTCACCTCGGCGAGCGAGGCCTGGGTTTCGGCCGGCCGCTCCAGTCCGCGCTCGAGATAGATCAATGCGCCGCGCACGCACCAGTTGAAAAACTGCGGCAGCTCGGGCACCAGGCGGGCGCGCAGGGCCTGGCCGGCCTTCTCGCCGCCCGGGAAGTGAGCGGAGAAGTGGATCAGGTGCATGCGCGCCAGAAAGGCCGGGTCGTCGGTGTCGATCTGCGGCACGTGGTTGGTCTCGAGCAGCACCTTGGCGGTGGGGACGAATTGAAAGGGCTGCTGGCTTTTGAAGGTGCCCACGATCGCGATGTCGCCCTGCGTCAGCGCCTTGATCAGCGCCTGGTCGAAGCGCTCGCCCTCGGGCGGCTCGCCGGCGAAGACCACGCGTGCGCCTTTGGTGCGCGCGATGTCGGCCTTGACGGTATTTTCGTTGCGCCCCCAGCCCCTGGTTAGGGTGCTCGCGTTGATGGTGACGGCATAGGGACCCAGGATCTGCTCGAGCAGCCAGAAGAAGGTGCTCTTGCCGTTGTTGCCGGTGCCGTAGGCCGCGAAGAAGGCTTTCTCGAGGACCGCGCCGGTGAGGAAATAGCCGCACACGCGCTGCACGTAATCGAGCATGATGTCGGCGCGCTCGAGCGCGTTCAGGTCGGCGTCGGGGGTCGCGCCAAACCACTCGGTGATCACTTGCAAGGTGGCGTTAGGCGCGCGCGAGTCTGTTTCATAGGCAAACGGAAAGGCGCGCGTCAGGTAGTCTTCGCGCCGCGCCGGGTAGAGCCGGCGCGTCTCTAAATCGTAGGTGCCGTTGGCGCAATTAAGCAAAAGCGGGTGGCTGTCGAACTCCTCGGGTTGGCGCTTCACCAGGCGGCGCGCCATGCGGATCATGGCATGCACGCCGCCCGTGTCCTTCTTGCGCTCGGCCCACTTATAGAGGCGCTGCCCCATTTCGCCGCCCACCTGGTTGGCTTGCCACTGTAAGAGATCGAGCGTCTCGGTGCAGAGCGGATAGACATCAAACTCGTTGCCCGGCTGCCAGACGTGGCTGTTAAAGGTCAGGTAGGGTTCGGCGAGGTAATGCACGTAGGCCAGGCCGCCGGCCGCGACCGCCGCCAGGCGGCGCGCATTGTCGAGGTCGCTGTAGCCGTAGCCGTGCACCAGGTCAGGATGGTCGCCCGCGTCGAAAGAGCCCGGGGGTGGCGGCGGATCCTTCGCTCCCGCGCCCTTCTCGCGCGTTTTGCGAAAACGCTCGTAGGTCGGGTCGCCCGCGGGCGAGGCGAGCGCGTCGATCAGCGCCACTTCATAGGTGCCGCCGGCTTCGATGAAGTCCCAGAGGTCGCCCTTGGGCGGCAGGTCGGGCAGGGCCACGATGCGTGTGGTCAGGCCAGCGCGCGCCAGCTGGCCGCCAATGAAGCGCCCGTGCTCCTGCCCCGTCGGGTCGTTGTCGGTGACCACGTAGACAACTTCGGCACCAGCGAAATGCTTGGCATACTCGTCGCGCCAGTGGGCCTCGCCGTTGGGCAGGCAGGTGGCCACCACCTTCCACTCGGCCACTGCCCGGTCCACCGCCTTTTCACCATTCAGGAGCCAGATCTCTTTTGCGCTGGCGAGCGTTTCGGCGCGGTAGGGCGGGGTTAGCTCGCCCGGCACCTTCGACGGCCGCGTCCAGCCGCCGCGCGCGCTCATGGCCAGCCACACCAGGCGCTTCTCGCCGGTCTCTTTATGGCGCAGGCGCAGTTTGAGGCGTTGCACGCTTTTATAGACATAGAGCGCGTAGGGCTGCCAGCCGGGGCGCTTTGCGCCGGTTTCTGGGTCAACCGCCTCGCCGTCGAATTTCTCGCGGTAATGCTCGATGAGATGGGCTAGGGTGCCATGCCGCCAGGGGTCGTTCGTAATCTCGGTCGGCTTGGGAAAGGGGAAGTCCCAGGGTGCGACCGAGGGTTTCTGTAGTTCGCCGACCACGCCGCGGATGTACTCGCGCGCCGTGGTCGCGTCCATGCCGTAGCGCAGCATGGTGAAGTCGAGCATGCTCCAGGCCTCGCCGTCGTTGTGGCACTTGAAGCAGTGCGCGAAGCCGCTGTCGAGATGAACCAGCAGGGTGTCGGGGTTGTCGCCGTTGTGATTCGGGCAGCAGCCGCGCATCTGATCGGAGCCGGTAGCGTGCAGGCGCTCGATCTCGTGGGCCCAGAAGCGTTCGTATTGTGCGCGCGTGAAGACCGCGTTCGACATGACCGCCTTAGAACGTAGCGCCCTCGCTATCCGGCCGCGGCTCGGGCTCGGGTTCGGCCGGCTGCTCGGCCAGGTCGACGTAGTAGTCTTCGGCCTCGACCGTCATCGGCTTTAAGAGCGCCATCATCTGCACGGCATAGGGCTCGAGCTGTTTGCGTTCTTCGGCGCTCAGGCGCTCGCCGGCGGTGAACAGGGCACGCGCATAATCGACGCCGTCAGGATTCTGCACGCGCTCGAGGCGAATGGTCGTGATCAGGCCCCAGTAGGGCACGCGGTAGTTGCCCAGGCGCAGCAAATATTTTTCCAGGTTGGCGATCGAGGTCGGCGGAATATTGACCACGTCGGGAAAGGTGTGGCCCTCGCGCAGCAAGAGCACCTGCTTAATCTGCTTGCAGGCTTGGCCGCGGCCGCCTTTGGGGTCACTGCCGTATTTGGCCAGCGGGCAGCGGTCGCAGTCGCCGCCGGGATCGCCCTCGCCCCAGTAGCCGTCGGTGCTACTGCATTCGGGCGGCCCGATCTTTTTGCCGCGCTCCGCGTAGGGCACGCGGTAGTACATGCGCTTGTCGCACCAGCCGACCAGGAAGCCGGTCAGCTCTTTGACCGGGTGGTCGTCGCCCTCCAAGGTTTCGACCATAAAGGCCAGCTGGCCGCCGCTCGGCCACTTGATGCGCGGCAGTTTTTTCTGGCTAAGCCCGCGCGGGCCCAGGTTAGCGTTGAGGATCTCTTTGAGTTCTTCGAAGGTCTGGGGATCGAAGATCGGGTAGCGCAGGGCCATCTCAGCCGTGCGGGCAGGTAGATTTTCCGGCATGACGGTTCCTTTCTTTAGCGCGCCGTCCGGCGGCGCTGGCGGGCCTGCACGCTCCACAGGGGGTTGACGTTGAGCACGAGCGCGAGCTTGGGGGGCAAGAGCAGGGACAAGTCTTCCACCTTGCCGCTCTCTAGCTCGTCCTTATGATTTTTCTCTAGTTCGCGCACCCAATTACTCAGGTCGCTTGCGTTAAAGGCATCGTGCACATACTGGCCCATGCCCACGGCGCGCAGCGCGTCGCAGACGTCCTGGCGCGCCCAGTCGCCCGGGTCTTTGGCGCGCGCCCGCAGGTCGCGGCGCAAAAAGATGGTGACCCGCTCCATGCGCAGGTTCTCGCCGGTGAACGAGGTGAGGAAGCTGATCAACCGCGGCTGCATCTGGTCGATCTCGGCTTTGATCGTGTCCAGTTCCTTCTGCAGGGCGCTTTTCTTTTCGGCGAGGAGCGCAAAGCGCTCGAGCAGGCGCGCCTCGGCGGAAGCGGGCGGGGCCACACTGGCCAGGTCTATGTCCGGCTTGTCGGGCGACTCTATTTCGGGTTCGTTCCAGGGGAATAAAAATTCATTGGTCATGGTCGGCGGTACTCCTTCAGGATGTCTTCGATCAGGTTGTGGCGGGCATTCAAGGCGCGTAGCACGATTTCGTCAATAGAATTACGCACCAAAAAGTGGTAGTAGGTGACCGGGCGCAGTTGCCCCGGCCGGCGGATGCGGGCGCGCGACTGCAGGTAGTCCTTTAAATTGAAGCCCAAGCTGAAATAGCCCGCGTAGCGCGCGCGGGTGAAGTCCTGGCCTTCACCCGCGGTCTGGATCTGGGCGAGCAGGATGTCTGCCTCCCCCGCCTGCCAGTGCGCGATGCCGTGCCGGCTGCGCCCGCTGACTTCGACCGCGGTGCGGCCGACACGCTGACAGGCGCGCGTCAGTGCGTCCAAGTCGGCATGGAAGCGCGCGAACAACACCACCGGCTCGCCGGGCGCGAGGTCGCTCAGCCAGTCAGAGACCAGGTCTTCTTTGCTGCTATCGACGGCATGCTCCGCGCCCGTGTCGTCGCGCAGGCTGCCGCCGGTGAGCTGCTGCAGGCGCAAGAGCTTGACCAGGGCGTTGGGGATCGTCATCTCGGCCCCGGCTGCGCCGAGCCAGGTAATGAAGCTACTCTCCAGCTGCTCGTAGTTTTTGCGCGCCGCGGGCGAGAGCTGGCAGTAGAGCGTCTGCTCCATCTCGGCCGGCAGATCGAGCACCTGGTCGGCGGTGACGCGCAGCGCGATCGAGTAGAAGCGGCGGTGGAAGTCCTCCTGGTCGATCCAGGCCACCGGCTGGCGGTCCTGGTAGCCGCCCCAAACCGCGTAATGCATCTTAAACTCGGAATAGGTCGGTTCGAAGACCCGCCGGTCGAGGAACCTGTAGAGGCCCCAGGCGTCGAGCAGATCATGCGGCAGGGGCGTGCCGCTCAGGCCCAGGCGATAGCGGGCGTGTTCGCTCAGCCGGCCCATAAAGCGCGAGAGCTTGCCCGAGGCCTGCTTCAGGCGGTGGCACTCGTCACTGACGATCAGGCTCCAGAGGGAGTGCAGGGCGAGCGTGCCCACGGCCGGGCTCCACACGCTTTCGTAATTGATCAGGATGATGGCCGGCACGCGCCGCGCGCGGGCGGCCGCCATGGTGTCGCGCATGCGCTGGGCCTTGGCGAGCGTGCTCTTGACGCGCTCGTCGAGCGCCGCGAGCGCATATTCGAAGGTGGCGTGCAGTTTGAGCTGCTGCTCCCAGACGGCGATCACGCGCAGGGGGCAGACGATGAGCACGTTCTGCGGGCTGATGTCGCTGATCAGGTCGATTGCGATCTTGCTCTTGCCCGTGCCCATGCCGAACGCAAGCAGCATGCCGGGAAGGCCCATCAGCCAGCGGCGCATGACTTCCGCTCGCGCCCAGTCCTGATGTTTCCAGCCGGGCAGGCGCTCTGTACGGAGAGACAGAGATGTACTTACATCGCTTGACACGCGGAACTCCCGAATTCGCCTTCGCGACGCTTCAGAGTGGAGCCATTGAAGGCCCCCCGCGTCATCCGATGCGCCGTGAGACGTAACCCATTTTATACGGTTTCAATAAGATTGCAAGCCGATTCTCAATAGGTCGTTTCTGGTCGTGGATCAAATCAACCACTTGCCGCGGAGTAGTTACCAACCTGTTGATTTATCAGGGTCTTACCGGCGCGCAAGCTAAAACATTTTAAGTAAAATACGTAAAACAAATTGTATGACCAATGTTGTGAAGTCGAAATACTTAAAATAAGTGAATTATATGAAGGATGTGGAAAAGTTGAAGTTTGTGAAAAACTTAAAATAAGTGCAGTAACTTCGATAGTTTCCGATGGCCCCCGCCGACTTACTTCGGTGGAAAAGCCTCTGTATAATGCGAACAGCCGGAAGGGCGGACCAGTGAACAAACAGCGGCGTCAGGAGAAGGTCCATACCGTAATGGGCGAGTTTAAGCGCGGCACGTTACACAGTGGGTCGAAGCGCGGTCCCAAGGTGACTGACCGCAAGCAGGCAATCGCCGTCGCGCTCAACCAGGCGCGCAAGGAGTAACGTGACTCCGGCCCCTACGTTCCCCACTTTCGATGTGGCTGAGATCGCAGAGGAGGCGAGCGAGCGCGCGGGCGTGGAGTTCCGCGCCGGCTACATGCTGCGCACGGCGCGCCGCAGTATCGAGCTGCTCGCCATCGAGTGGGGCAACCGCGGGCTGAATCTCTGGACGGTGGACACCGCGACCATCGATCTGTTGCCCGGCGTGCCTGAGTATGCGCTCGCCGACGACACCATCGACTTGGTCGAGCACAACCTGCGCTGGTATGACCTGGCCTCCGGCGTAATGCGCGACCTGCCTTTGCCGCGCTACTCGATCGATGAGTATTCAGGGATCCCTAATAAGAACACGCAGGGCCGGCCGACCGTGATCCACATCCGCCGGCTGATTCATCCGACGTTTGTTCTCTGGCAGGTGCCCGATCGCGCTGGCTATCAGCTGGCCTACAGCCGGCTGCGCCGCATGGCGAGCGTCGGCACCGGCGGCACCGGCTCTCCCGAGCTGCCCTTCCGCTTCATCCCGGCGATGATCGGTGGCCTGGCCTACTACCTGGCGCTCAAGAGCACCGATCCTGGCGCGCAGCAGCGCGTGCCCATGCTCAAGGCGGCCTACGAAGAAGCTTTCACGATGGCGGGCGACGAGGATCGCGATCGCGCGCCCGTGAGGTGGCATCCCTGGGGGTATCCGATAGCCTGATGGCAGTCTCAGCCAAATTCGCGACAGGCAAGTACGCTAAGGGGATCTGCGACATCTGCGGCGTGGCCTGGCTCTTGCGCGAGCTGCGCACCACCACGGTGCGCGGCCGGGCCACCAACCTGCTTTCCTGCCCGATCTGCTGGGATCCCGACCATCCGCAGAATTTTCTGCCGGAGGCGATCCATGTGGACGCCGAGGCCTTGCGCAATCCGCGGCCGGAAAACTACTACACCAGCCGCATCCTGCCGCACTGGCGGCCGGCGGACGCCGTCGTTCTACAGACGGCGCTGGGCGATGTGGAGGTCGTCACCCAATGAAGCAAAACTACATTACGGTCACGTCCCATAAGCGCGCTTTCCCCAAACGCAAATTTGCCGACGGCGCTAAGCCGGCCACGGCACCTGCGCCGTCTGCGGGTGAGAAGCCGGCGCACCCGATGCTCGCCATTATGATCCGCTCCGCGCCCAAAGCGGACGAAGCCGAGCCCGAGCGCATGGCGGATGGCGGGTACTACGACACCCTCTCGCCCGAGGCCAAGCATGCGGCGCGCCTGCTGCAGTACGGCTACGACCCGGGGACGGCCACGCGGCCGGACCAGGCGGCGCAAACGGCTGCGCCCTTGCCGATCGACACCACGCCGGTCGATCCGACGCCTGGGGCTGTGACGACGACGCCGGGCGATTCCGGCGTGCCGCGGACGACGACGGCTCCGCTGACTACGCCGCCTGGGCCCGCGCCGGCCGTCAGTAGCACCACTTTGCCCACGCCCAGCCGAGCGCCCAGGACCGCGGTCTCGGGCCCTGGGCCTAATGCGTCCGCCAATTCGCCTCCGCCGCCCAAGCCCTTCAACTGGCGCACTATCGTAGCCAGCGCCGGGAAGGCGAGCGGGGGCAACCCGGCGGCCGGCCTGGCGGCGATCGGCGGCGCGGCGCTGGGGCAATATCTTAAGTCGCGCAAGGCGGCGGCGGCGTCAGCGGCAGCGCGTCCGGCGATGGGTCCGCCGCAGGATCCGACGCAGGCCCTGAATTCAATTACCGACGAGGGGGATTATCTGCCGCCGGCTAACACCAGCGGCGACTACGGCAACGAATACGCCGCAGGCGGACCCGTTTGTATGGCAGAAGGAGGAAGCATGACGCCTACAGCAGGCAATCAACGTTTTCGCGGCCGCGGCGCAGGTCCGCGTCCCGCCGGTGGTGGAGCCCCTCCCGTGGCCAGCTTGAGCGGGGCCCCGGGGCAAACTTTCAGCGCGATGCCGGGCGGCGGCCAGTACGTGGCACCTCCTGGTGCGTATCAGCCGCCCCCTGGTTCGGGTGTGACTTTCCCGCAGGCCGGTGGCGGTTCCTTTACAGTGGATCGCGGCCAAACTAGCTTCAACCCGCCTCCTGGCGGTGGTCCTGGTGGCCCGCCTCCCGGTATGGGCGCGATGGGTCCGCCACCGGGTCCGCCCATGCCTGGGGGCGTCAATCCGGCGATGCTGGCGGCCGCACGTGCGCAGCAAGGTATGCCGCCGGGTAGACCGCCGATGGGTCCACCTCCCGGTGGTCCGCCGCCGGGTATGGGTATGGGCGGTCCACCGATGGGCGGAATGGTGGGTGGTATGGGTGGTCCGCCGCCGGGTGGTCCGCCTCCCGGTATGCCCCCCGGTGGTCCGCCTCCACAGAGTAGTCTTGGCGCGCTGCAGGGCGGCCCGCCTCCTGGCGGCCCGCCGCCGCCTGGCCCCGGAATGGGGATGCCCCCGGGAGGCCCGCCGCAGGGAATGAATCCGCAGATAGCCCAACAAATGGCGATGCAACAGGCGATGGCGCGCCAGCAGCAGATGTTGGGACAGCAGGCCCTACAAGGCGCGCCGCCCCCTGGTGGGCCGCCGGCGTTCCGAAAGGGCGGGGAAGTGGCGATCGAAGACGCCGAGGGCGATAGCCCGCGCGCCAAGGTCTCGCGCGACCGCAACTGGGGCGACGTCGGCAAGCCGGCCGAGGATCTGCCGCCGGAGAAGAAGGCCAAGGGCGGCTCGGTCAAAAAGCGTCATCCGTTCGGCAAGGGCGCGCCCAAGAAGAAGGCCAAGCTGCCGCCGGTGCCGATGGCGACCGATGAGGACATGGACCCGCCGGATGCGTCCGGCATCCCGCCGATGGCCGCGGCTCCTCCGGCCGGTCCCGCTGCCGGCCCCATGGCTGGCCCCCCGCCGCCGCCTCCTCCGGCCGGACCACCACCGCCCGGCATGAACAAGGGCGGCAAGTGCGACGACAAGATGGCCAAAGGCGGCGGCGTCGAGACCAAAGGCAAGACCGACTGCGAGACGGTCAAGATGGCTGCCGGCGGCGTCGCCAAAGTGCGCCACGGTTTTCCCAAGACGCTCGCCAAGCCGAAAAAGATGGCCAAGGGCGGCACCGTGCGCGGCTGCGGCGCGGCCACCAAGGGGAAGAACTTCTCGGGCATTTACTAAATGGACTACGTGCGCCTGCGGGCGGAAATTCAGGAGTATTCGGAAAACTTCGAAGCCAGCTTTGTGGACAACGTGGATGTCTTCATCCAGCTGGCCGAATCGCGCATCATGCTGCGCGTGCGCCTGCCCAACTTCCGTAAGGACTCGACTGGCACGGTGCTGCTCGGCGATTCCTTGATCGCTGCGCCTACGGATTTCCTGGCTCCCGACTACCTGGCGGTCACCGAGGCGGTGGCCACTAGCCCGCGGCGTTCGATTCTCCTCAATAAAGATCCCGAGTTCCTGCGGGAGTGTTATCCCGACCAGGATCAGGGTTTGCCGCGTTTCTACGCCCAGCTCAACGAACAATCGCTCATGATCGGGCCCGCGGCCGACGCCGACTACAACCTGGACATGGGCTACTTCTATCAACCGCCGAGCATCGTCCTGTCGGGCACGAGCTGGCTGGGCGATCACTTCGCGCATGCGCTCGTGACCGGCAGCCTGGTCGAGGCCTGCACCTATATGAAGACCGAGGACGCGCTCTACCAGCGTTACAACGCGGCCTTTGAGAAAGATTTGGCCATGGATGAGCAATACGCCAAGGGCCGGACCAAAA